GCTCGGTATGTCGCGTCGAGAGGTGGAAGGCTACAGCCTCTTCCGCGCGATCAATGCGGTAGCAGACAAGAACTGGAACAAGGCGCCACTCGAGCTGGAAGCGCACAAGGCCATCGCCGACAAGTTGAACCGCATCCCGGATCCGAATAGGTTCTTCGTTCCGATGGAAATCCAGGAGCGACAAGTCAGCTTCCAGGATCCGCATGCGCGTGAATACGCAATGCAGCGCATGGCAATGCACATGCCTGGCCTGTCTCAACGCGATTTGTTAGTTGCAACAGGCAGCGCTGGCGGTTTTTTGGTGCAGACCGACAACGTCGGCTTCATTGAAATGCTGCGCAACGTGTCCGTCGCATTCAGAATGGGATCGCGTCGGTTGTCTGGGTTGCAAGGAAATGTAATGGTTCCGCGTCAAACCGGCGCCGCGACTGCGGTCTGGCTGGCGAACGAAGCAAGCACGATCACGGAATCGCAGCAGGTATTTTCTCAGCTTGCTTTGAGTCCCAAAAATGTTGGCGCCTATACCGAAATCAGCCGCCAGCTCACGTTGCAATCCTCGCCCGATGCAGAATCGATTGTTACTGCGGACCTGGCGGCAGTCGTCGCGCTTGCTGTCGACCTAGCAGTCATCGCGGGAAGTGGTGCGGCAGGTCAACCGACAGGAATTATCACGACGGCCGGCATCGGCGGCGTAACTGGCACCGCGATTGCATTCGCCGGCATCTTGGAGTTCCAGACTGACGTAGCGGGCGCGAACGTTGCCCCAGTGCGCGGCGGTTATGTCACCACGCCGGCTGTAGCGGCGCTGCTGATCCAGCGCGTCAAATATGCGAGCACAGCAAGTCCGCTCTGGGAAGGCAGCGTGTGGGAAGGCAACGTCCAGGGATTCCCAGCTCTGAGCTCTCTGCAAATCCCGACTGCAAATATTTTGTTCGGTGACTGGGACAAGGTCATCGTAGCGGAATGGGGCGTGTTGGAGATCGAAGTCAATCCTTACGCGAATTTCCAGGCTGCGATCTTGGGCGTGCGTGCGATCTATACGGTAGACGTAGGTCTGAGAATTCCGGCGGCCTTCTCGCTGGCGACAACGGTCACGTAGCAAGGTGCTCGATACCAAATCCGCCGGGGTGCTGGTTGGCCCCGGCGCACCGGGAGGTCAAATGGAACGCAAAGAAAAAGTTCTGCGCGTGGATGTCGTGCGAGCGTTTTACTACAACGGCGAATTGCAGCCGCCTGAGACGACGATCGACTTGCCAGAGCGATTTGCGCGCGAGATGCTGAGCGCGCATAAGGTCGTAGTCGCCGTCCCGCGCGACACGCTACACGTTCCGAAGAAAAAAGAGGCTTAAAGATGTTATTCAATCAGGGCCAATCGGCGACGCCGACAATCCTGCTCAACCCGGCGTCGGCGGCGAATACGGCCGCGGCAACAAGCGCATGGGTCGATGTGCGCGGCTTCGTGGGCGATCTCGTGATTACGCACCAGGTCGGGGCCATCACCGGGACGCTGACGGCTACGATCGAAGACGCGACTGACGGAGCAGGTAGTGGCGGCGCGGCAATTGCATTGAACGAAGGCGCGTTTGCGGTCGTGTCGGTAGCGAACAAGATCGAGCGCCGCACGCTGAATGCAGATGCAACGCGGGGCTTTATCCGTTACGTAGGCACTATCGCGACCGGGCCGGCACTGGTAGCCGTTGGCATTCTGTCGAGGCCGTCGGCGTTGTGAGATTAGAAAATGCTGCAGTTTTCTGGTCAGAATTCTTTCGGTTTAAGGCTAATCGGCCCATCTTCACATCCAGACACGATCGACTCGACGACCGGATGGCTGGATATCAGCATGTATAGCGGCGACCTTATGTTCGTTCTGATGTTCGATCAGATCACCGGAACACTGACGCCGACGGTGGAGCATGCGAGCGATATCGTCGGAACCGACGCCGCTCTGGTCGTTTTCAATGAGGGACCATTTATTACGATGGGTAACACGGAAGGAATTTCGATAAGAACGGTGCGCGCTAATTCACTCAAGGGCTTCATTAGATTTATTGGAACCATCGTCGGCGGGCCTGCCGAATTCAGCGCATGCATGATAGCGCGCCATCATGGAATGAGCATCTGACATGCCCGCGAAACGAATCATCATTCTGGAGCAGTCCGACGCGCAGACATACCGCTTTGCGCTATGGGCCGATGTGCCTGTGCCGCGCCAACCGTTCTATGCCAATCCAGCTGCAGTCTCGGCCTGGAGTGGTGCGGCTGCCGGGGACAACACAGCGCTAAAGAATGGCTCGGTCGTGGAATCGACGGGGACCATCAACGTTCCAATAGGCGAGGCTCTCGCGCCCAGTCAGGCGCGACTGATTGCGCTGTGGACCGCTTACCAGGCGGCTGTCACCTCTGGCAACCAGTGGGCGCGCTATGGCAGCTTTTGGGACGGTACGACGTGGACGCCGAGCGGGGTTGCATAAGTGTCAACCATAAACAAGATTCTGTATGCAACGAGCACGAGCATTACGCTTACCGCTCCCGGCACCGGGGCCGCGCGCGAATCCAACTCGGTAGACAACGGAACCAATCGTTACGACGACGTGCTGGTCAGAATCGCCTTTACTGCCGGCACGGTGAGCGCGAACAAGCAAGCCGTCGTGTACGTCTGGGGCTCGGAGGACGGGACCAACTTCGAGTCTGTTGTCACTGGGTCCGACGCTGCGATCACGCTGCGCAACCCGGAATCAATGCGCTCGATCGTGATCCCGTGCCCGACAAGCTCGGTAGCATATAAAAAGACGTTCAACCTGCTTGACGTGTTCAGCAGCGTGCCGCGCAAGTGGGGCCTTGTTTTCCTCGATGACACACTGGGAGGGGTAGCCAGTCTCGCCGTAAGCTATACCGGCATCAGCTTCGAGGACATCTGAGTGGGGATATACCTCGCGCGCAAGTGGAGAGAGCAGCCGCAGCATGGCGTGCAGCTGGCGCGGAATCACCCACTGGCGGTGGGCATTGGCCGCGTGATCTTCCCGCTTAATCGCGAGGATCTGGTCAGCGGACAGGCGCTCTCATTCACCACATTACCGCAACTGATGCGGTACGGACGCGGAACCGTCGTGCGCTATGGCTCAACGGCGGGCGGTCGGATCACAGTACCCACCCCGACGCCCGCGGCTGGCTACACGATGGGCGTGGTGAACGTTCCGATCAACGGCTCGAGCAATGAGGTTATCGGTTTTGCGCAGACGGCTGGAAGCAGCACGGCAGAAAGACGCATTTCCTGCGATTCCGCCGGGGCCACGCCATATTATTTCCAGATTAACGACGGCGCCAGCAAACAATCAGGCAGCGTCGGAAATGCAAACCTGACCGCTGGCGCTAGGGACATTGTCGTCGGCCGCTGCACGAATGCGTTCGTCATTCAATGCTGGTTCAACGGTTTTGCAAGCACGACGACTGCCTGCGCCAACAACGGCTTCGCATATACGCCTATACCTGTCTTCGGGATCAATACCAATAATGCGGCGATCGCCGACGGCGGCGTGCAGATCGCCGTGCTCTGGTATAGAGCGCTGACAGTAGACGAGATCAGCTGGTGGAGCGAGTGCCCGTGGCTGGTGCTGGAGCGCGACCCGCACCGCGTGTATGGATTCACGGCGCCAGCTGGAGGCGCAGACGTTCTTTACCCACAGGCGGTGTTTTGATGCCATCCCTGAAGCGACACGACGGCGAGCTGATGATCGATCATCGCGCGAGCCCCGGACTGCCAGAAGATTTCTACAGGCCGCTCGGAATCGATGCGCCCGCGATCGGCGGGGGACGATTATTCGAGACAGCGACGATTACGTGCTCGCACTGCAACGGCGTCGTTGTGCTGAATCCCTTGCGCACCAGGGAGCGAGCCTACTGCTCCAAGTGTGACCATTACATCTGCGATAGCTGCAAGGCCGCGTCGTGCCTGCCGCTGTATTCGCATGCGCCTTTCGAAAAGATAGTTGACGTCGTCACCGGGTCGGACAAGCAATACGAACTGCCAGCGCTTCTGGCTCAACTGAAAGGAAACTGAAATGGCCAAGAGAATTTTCCAGAACATCAACTTTACGCCGACCGCGACAGCGGACAACGTGGCGCTCACGAGTGCGACGTATATGGCGGTGAAGGGCGGAAGCGCGACGCAGAAAAATATCGTAAACGAGATCTACGTCGCCGGCATGGCCGCTGCCAGTGCGCCGACCGCTCTAAGCTTTGCGCGCAGTATGACTATCGCAACCACACCGACTGCGCTGGCGACGCCGGCCTCGGATGGGCCGATCGATCCAGCCACTGCGGCGCTCGCGGCGCCGCCGATCACGTTCACGGCGGCTGCGACTGGCGGGTCTCGGTCGAACACCACGACAGACGCGCACTTGATGCTCGGGCTCAATGCATTCGGTGGGATCGTGCGCTACAACGCCACCCCTGGTCAGGAATTCGTGCTGCTGGGCAATAGTGCTGCGCTGTTCGGCGAGGCATATCTGTCGAGCGAAAACGTCGGCACGGCTGGCCTGGTGAACGCACATATCATGTACGAGACGTTCTGAAGGTTAGCGTATGACGTTTCGCGGGCCGCTGATCAATGGGCCTCGGTCGCTGCCGAGGCCTACACGATTCGACCCGCCTAACCTTCTCGTTACGACGCTGGCCGTCGCGATTGCGGCGGCACCATTCTCTAACTTCGATCTAGGATCGCCAAGGAGCGCGCCCTATCCGGCACAGAACCGCACACATTTACAGCCGCTGAACTTCCAGCTTATCGGCAAGGACACCTTTTTTGCTGGGCCTGGAGCGGCGCCGGACTTCGACTGGCCCAATCCCAGATCCGCCATCTATCCGAATCAGAATCGGACATGGTTGTGCTGGGCTCAACTGCTGCCCGTCGGAGCGCCTCCGTTCAGCCAGCAGGACTGGCCGAATCCTCGGGACAAGATCTACCCGACGCAAACGCGCAGCTGGCTGAATCCAGCACAGATCCAGCTGGTCGGCCAGGACGTCTTTTTCGGCTCGGCTGGGATGGGTCCAGACTTCGACTGGCCGACGCCGAAAGCGCAGGTTTATCCGCAATCGAATCGGACCTGGGTCTTCGCGCAGCAGCTGGTGCCAGTGGGCCCAGCTCCATTTGCCCAAGACGATTGGCCGCTTCCACGCACGCGCGGACCGGGAGGGACGTGGACCTGGTCGCAGCAGCTGATATCGGCGCCGGTCGCCGCACCGTTTAGCCAAACGGATTGGCCGAATCCGCGCGCTTCTGCTTATCCGTCCCAGACGCGCAGCTGGACGAAGATCGCGCTGCTGCCTCCGCTGAATGCGGCGGCGATGCCGTTCAATCAATCGGACTGGCCGAATCCGCGGACGGCTTACTACACAGGATCGCTGCGCTGGCACAGCGCGCAGCTGTTCCCGGATACGGTCGTCGTGCCTCCGAGCGGAGACATCGTCGCATCGATGACTTTCGAGTGGGACGAACGCACGGCCGGCTTCGTGTGGACTGCGCGCCGAGCAGGCTTCACCATGGTGTAGAGATATGGACCAAGTCAACGAAGACTCGAGCTCGCGCGTCACGGTGAACCTATTCGATCTGGCCGGACTGCCGGCGGTGCCCACGGCGTTCACCTACCGGATCGACTGCATGACGACCGGAACGGCAGTGCGGGGCATCACCTCATTGACGCCGGCCAGCTCGATCTTGATTCCGTTGACGCCGGTCGACAATGCAATCCAGAACGAAGGCGATCCGATCGAGGTCAAGCGCGTCACCGTCAGCGCGCAGTATGGCGGCGCGGGCGACATGCTGAACGACGAATTTAACTATGAGGTGCGGAACCTCCGCTTCATCTGATGACCTTCGTCGAGCCGCTGGCCGTCTACTTCACCGACTTTGCAGAGGACGTGACCTGGTCGGTCGGCTCGGCCACCGTGCAAGCTATTTTCGACAACGAATACCAGACGGCGCTGGGTGTGGTCAGCCGCACTCCGGGCGTCAAGGTTCAGGACAGCCAGATCCCAGGCGTTGCAAACGCGCAGACGCTGACGATACGCGGGCAGCTTTACAAGATCGTTGGCGTCGAGCCGGACGGGCGAGGGGTGACGAGGCTACAGCTCGAGAAACAGTGACATGGCCGACCATGCGATCAAGCAAGTCCTCGATGCCGTAGTTATTGCCTGCACCGGATTGGCTACGACTGGCGCCCGCGTCAAGCTTGGCCGCATGTACGTATCCAGCGATGCCGAGGTGCCGGGCCTGGACATCGACGAAGGCGGCGAGAGCGTGGAGACAGGACTCGACGTCCCGGCGCTGCAGGAGCGTCAGGTATCGATCCGCATCAACGTCAAAGTGAAGCAACGTGATACTTACGTTGCGACGCTGCTGCAATGTCGCAAAGAGGTCGAGGTCGCGCTGTCCACGTTCATCAATGTCGGCAGCAAGCTTGTATTGATCAACTACCTCGGCGCGGATGACTACCAGGTAGACGGCGATGGCGAGATCCCGATCATCACGCAGTCGCTCAACTTCACAGCACAGATCGCAACCTTTGCAAACGCGCCCGATGTCCTAGCGCAGTAGTTCGACTTTTCCAGATTCAGATCAGCCGCGCCTCGTGCGCGGTTTTTTTTTGACAGGAGCGTAACAACATGGGCGTCCAAGTCAGTCAAGGCACGCAGCTGTATATTGCCGCAACCTACGGTACACAGTTCAGTATCACTGGCATCACGAACGCGACCGAGGGCGTCGCGACGCTGTCGGCTTCGCACGGAATCATCGTCGGCGACATTTTCGAGATTACGTCCGGCTGGGGACGGCTTACGCGGCGCCTGGTGCGGGCCAAGGTCGTTTCGGTCAATGACGTGACGCTGGAGTCGATCGATACCAGCAGCACGAGCCTCT